CCTTTCCGCGAAGGAAACTGGTGCGGTGATGGTGCTCCAGGATTCAAAACGGTGTGCGCGTTGTCGGGAGTTTCGGCCGGCGGGTGAGTTCTATCGCAACCCGAGGATGGCGGATGGATTGGGTTCGTGGTGCAAGTCGTGCTCGGTGGCGTATGGTCGGGAGTGGAGGCGGCGTGGTGATCATGCCGAGCGCGAGAACGCGAAGCGGCGGGTGGATTATCGGCGGAAGAGGTGTGTGGATTGTGGCGAGCTGTTTAAGCCGCGGCGGCGTGACTCTGTTCGGTGCGCTGGGTGCGTGAGGTTGGTGGAGATAGCAGCGCAACAGCGTCGGGACCTGCTGCCGGTATTGTGCGTGTGTGGGGACTGTGGCGAGGCGTTCGTCCGCGGTCCCTTCGGGAGGACTAACAGGTGCCGGTCGTGCGGCGAGATGCGGAGGAAGGCGTATCAGCTTCGGCGGACCGCGGCTCGGCACGCGCAGGTGATTCTCGGAGACGTCGCCGCTGGCGACGTGCGGAGGTTGCTTGCCGCTGCGGTGGAGTGTCCGCTATGCGGCGTGGAACTTGAGCGCGTGCCGGGTCCGCGGCAGGCTCAGGTCGACCATATCGTGCCGCTCGCTGTCGGCGGCGAGCATGTCCGCGGGAATCTCCGCGTCATCTGTCGGTCTTGTAACGTCCGCCGTCCACACGATGGCAGCGACGTGCTCGAGGCGGTGGCTTCGTGACCGCGCGGCCGTTCACTGTGCCGCACTTTACGCGGTTCGCGTCGGAGTTGATCTTGGACAGTGGCGAGCCGTGGGTTTTGGACCCGTGGCAGTTGGATTGGATCCGTGACGTCTTCAAGGGGTATAAGCAGAACTGGTTGATCGTGCCGGAGGAGAACGGGAAGACGACGTTGTTCGGTGGGCTGGCGTTGTACCATGTTCGGCATTGGAATGATGTGCCGGGTCGGCGGAGGGCGCAGCCGGCGTACGCTCCGATCGCGGCTAGCTCTCGGGAGCAGGCTGAGTGGGCGTATTTGCAGGCGGAGGGGTTGGTGCTCCGGTCGGGGTTGTCTCGGGAGTTCAGGTGCTACGGTGGGTATCGGCGGATCCTCCATAAGCCGAGCCAGGGTCGGATCCAGATCCACGCGGCGGATGATCGGACGGGTGATGGGATCATCCCGACGATGTGGTTCATCGACGAGTTGCATCGGCACCGCGACCTCGCGCTCCTGAGGACGTGGGTGGGGAAGCTCGATAAGCGTCCGGGTGCGCAGGGCTGCGTCATCAGCACGGCCGGCGAGCCGGACAGCGAGTTCGAGTTGGCGAGGGAGGAGATTCGGCGGAGCGCGTTGAAGGTGCGTCGCCGGCGGTGCTTCGTTCGCGCTGAGACGTCGAGCGTCATGATGCATGAGTACGCGGTGCCGCCGGACGGCGACGTCGAGAACATGAAGCTCGTCAAGGCGGCGAACCCGTTGTCGCGGATCACGGTGGAGAGTCTCCAGGCGAAGCATGACGCTCCGACGATGCTGGTGCCGCACTGGAAGCGGTTCGTCTGCAACATCGCGACGCGCGACGCGTCGGCGGCGATCCAGGAGCGTGAGTGGGAGCGGAGCGAGGTGCGGGAGTGGGTGCCGGCCGGGAAGCCGATCTGGGTCGGCCTCGACCTCGGTTGGAAGTGGGACACGACGGCGATCGTGCCGTTCCACGCGGAGTCGAAAGAGGATCGGCTCATCGGTCCGTCGATCATCCTCGAACCTCCCCGTGACGGGTCGTCGCTCGACTCGGTGCTGATCGAGTCGGCGTTGCTGCGGCTCCACCATCGGAACCCGATCCATACCGTCGTGATGGACGAGACGCGGGGTGAGCAGCTCGCGCGGTGGATCGAGGCGGAGTTGGGTGCGATGGTCGTCGCGAGGGGGACGGGGAACGCGGACGCGGCGGTCGACTACGAGAAGTTCACGGAGGCGCTTCGTCTAGGCTGGCTCCACCATGTCCCGGACCTCGAACTCAAGCGCCACGTCCTGAACGCGGTCGCTCGGATGCTCCAGGAGAACAAGGCGAGGTTCGAGCGGCCGGCGTCGAACAGGACTCTCGGCCGGCGAGCCGACCCGAACGTGGAGCATCGCCGCCGCGTCATCGATGGACTGGTCGCCGCGGCGATGGTCAACAGCGTCGCCGGCGAGAACCTCGGACGAGCGAAGAGGGAGCCGATGGTATCGTGGGCGTGAGACAAGCATTGACGAAGTGGGCGTTCCGGGACTCGTACCCGTTGAGCCTCGACCAGTGGGCGTCGCAGTGGATGCAGTACCAGGGTCAGACCTACGGGTTGAACACGACGTTCGGCTCGAACCCGCAGCAGGAGATCGACGGCGACTTCTGCGGCTTGATCTCAGGAGCCTACAAACGGAACGGTATCGTCTTCGCGTGCATCCTGACGCGGATGCTGCTGTTCTCGGAGGCTCGGTACCAGTTCGCGAGGATGAACAACGGCCGGCGTGGCGAGCTGTTCGGGACGCCGGAACTGGCGGTGCTCGAAGATCCGTGGCCGAACGGGACGACGAGCGACCTGAACATGCGAGCGCTCCAGGACATCGACCTCGCAGGCAACTTCTTCGCGTATCGTGACAACAGCGGACCGGTGCCTCGGATCCGGCGGCTCCGACCGGACTGGGTGACGATCGTCGCCGGCAGTCAGTTGGACTCTGTGCACCCGATGTGGCAAGCCGACGCGGAGGTGGCAGGCTACCTCTACCATCCGGGCGGTCGGCGGCGTAACGAAGTCCCACTGGTCTTCCTGCCGGAGGAGATCGCGCACTGGGCGTTGCTGCCCGACCCCGACGCGTCGTGGCGTGGCATGTCGTGGATCGTCCCTGTCGTCCGCGAGATCATGGGTGACCAGGCGGCGACGGATCACAAGCTCCGCTTCTTCGAGAACGGCGCGACGCCGAACCTCGTCGTCAGCCTCGACCCGAACCTCGACAAGGAAGCCTACGACATGTGGGTCGAGGCGTTCCGGGAGAACACGGAGGGTGCGGAGCGAGCCTACAAGACGCTCTACCTCGGCGGTGGGTCGACGGCCGAGGTCGTCGGAGCGCACCTCCGCCAGATCGACTTCAAGACGGTGCAGGGTGCGGGTGAGACACGCATCGCCGCCGCGGCTGGTGTCCCGCCGATCATCGTCGGCTTGTCGGAGGGTCTCGAGGCTTCGACGTATTCGAACTATGACCAGGCTCGCCGGCGGCTCGCTGATGGGACGATGCGACCGACGTGGCGGAGCTTCGCGTCGAGTCTGAAGCCGCTCGTCAACGTGCCGGCGGGAGCGGAGTTGTGGTACGACGAACGCGACATCGCGTGGCTCCGTGAGGATCGGCAGGCGATCGCGACGATCATGAAGACGCAGGCCGAGACGATCACGACGCTCATCAACGGTGGCTACACGCCGGAGAGCATCGTCCAGGCCGTCCTCAACGCCGACGCCGGCTTGCTCGTCCACAGCGGCCTCGTCAGCGTCCAGCTCCAGGCTCCCGGCACCGTCCCAGGACAACCCCCCACGCTACCATCCCCGAGCGCAGCGTCACTCCCGAGACCCACCCACCCGGCACTCCCGGCAGGTAAGGGTCGTGACACCCTCCTGCTCCTCGACCGCATCGCGGGTCAGAGTCGGCCGGCAACCGTACCAGGAGGAGAGTGATGGCACTGAAGCGCGAGGACCTGTATCGCGCGTCGACGACCGGCTTGGCGATCCGTGCCGTGCCGGCGGAGGGAGACGGGGACGCGGCCGCGGCCGGCACGGGTCTGCCGCGGCTCGAAGGCCACTTCACCGTCTTCAACCAGTGGACGGAGATCCACGACGCGTGGGAAGGCGACTTCTTGGAGCGGATCGCTCCGGGAGCCGCGAAGAAGACGATCCGCGAGAACCGCGACCAGATGCGGGTGCTGTTCCAGCACGGCTACGACCCCGTCGCCGGAGACAAGCCGCTCGCCAGCATCGACCAGCTCAAGGAGGACGAGATCGGTCCGTACTTTCTGACGGAGCCGATGCTCGACACCTCGTACAACCGCGACATCGCTCCCGGCATCGAGGCGGGTCTCTACGGGATCTCGTTCCGGTTCCGGGTGACGCGGGAGGACATCATCGAGGAGCCGGACCCGAGCGACTACAACCCGCGTGGCCTCCCCGAGCGTACCATCAAGGAGATGCAGGTGATGGAGTTCGGTCCGGTGACGTTCCCTGCCTATCCGGGAGCGGACATCCAGGCGGCGAGCGCGAGGAGCATCACAGGGTTGATCCACGACACGCGAGCCGTCGCAGACGCGGCCGGCGTCTTCCTCGACGAGGAGCGCCTCGAGGCTGTGCGACTGTTCGCGTCCAGAGGCGGTGCTATTGTTCCGCCGCATAGCGTCGACCCGCCTCCCGATGAAGATCGGGACGCGGACGCACCTCCCGCACCGGACGCCGATCCCCCACAGGATCACCTCCATGAGGGACGCCGCGGAGACGAGGCTCAGACCAACGATGGCCGTTGGTGGGAGCGCGACAACCGCGACGAAGGAGGGAAGCCCGGATGGGCAAGATCGACGAACTGAGGCAGCGGCTCTCGGAGCTGCGCTCGGAGCGGAAGAGCATCGACGCCGAGTACGCCGGCGAGGCGCTCCCGAAGCCAGCTCAGGATCGGTGGAACGAGATCGAGGCCGAGCTGGAGCGGACGGAGAAGCTCGTGACGGAGCTCGAGTACCGCGCGGAGCGCGTCGCCGAGGCTGCCGGCAACGAGGATCGTGGCGAGTCCGGAGACGGACCTGCTTTCCAGACCCGCCGGCCGCGTTCGGTGACGGGTGACGACATCTACGACCTCTCGACGATCCGCGCGTCGTATGACGATCCCGCCGCGCAGCGGCGAGAGCTTCGCGACCGCGCGATGCGGAGCGTCGAGTCTGCGGACTTCCCACAGGTGGACGTCCTGCCGAACCGCAACACCGGTCCTTCGCGCGAGGACATCAAGGCGCACATCGAGCGGCTCATCGCTCGGACGCGCGAGCTGACTCCCGGCACCGTCGCCAGGCACATCCTCATGACGGGGTCGCCGATCTACCGCGCGGCGTTCGGGAAGCACATCGCTGGCCAGCCGCTCTCCCCGGAGGAGCAGCGAGCGCTCTCGCTCGGCTCCGCCGCGACTGGCGGTGCCGCGGTCGTCTACACGCTCGACCCGACGATCGTTCCGACCAGCAACTTCTCGATCAACCCGTTCCGCGCGATCGCTCGCATCGAAACGATCGCCGGCACGAACGAGTGGAAGGCCGTCACGTCGGGTGCGATCACCGCGACGTACGTGGCGGAGGCAACGGAGGCGACGGACAACGCTCCGACGCTCGCGCAGCCCGACATCATCGTCGACAAGGCGCACGCCTTCGTGCCGTTCTCCATCGAGGTCGGCCAGGACTGGACGGCGCTCGAGGCGGAGATGGGAGCGCTCTTCCAGGACGCGAAGGACGACGTCGAGGCGACCAAGTTCGCGGTCGGCGCTGGCCACGGCTCGAACGAGCCGAAGGGTCTCATCACCGGCGCGACGAACACCACGACCGCGGGTGGCGCAGCCGCCTTCGCGATCGCGGACCTCTACAAGGTCTTCGAGGCACTGCCTCCGCGGTACCGGCCGCGGGCTCAGTGGCTCGGGAACCTCTTCACCTACGACAAGGTGCGCCAGTTCGACACCGCCGGCGGCTCGGGAGTCTGGGTCGACAACGACGGCGTCGGCGCGGTACGCGGCCTCGGTCCCGGCGTCGGCGGCGAAGGCCTCGGCTCCCAGGCCGTCGTCATCGGACCGCAGCTCCTCGGCCGGAACGCCTGGGAGAGCACGGCGATGGCTGCCGCACTCACGACCGGGTCGAAGATCCTCGCGATCGGCGACTTCCGGTACTTCGTGATCGTCGACCGGATCGGCATGAGCGTCGAGCTGCTGCCGAACCTCGTCGGCACCAACCGCCGGCCGACCGGTCAGCGCGGACTCTACGCCTACTGGCGGAACTCGAGCGACGTCCTGAGCGCTGCGGCGTTCCAGGTGCTCGTCACCGGCTAGACCGAACGGGGAGGCGAGAGCTGCGGTTCTCGCCTCCCCCTTCCCGAGAGAGGAGGGACACAGAACGATGGCAGCAGCGAAGAAGATCTACGTCGCGAACACGAGCGGAGCCGCCGAGGTGAAGGGCGAGGTGCTTCCGTTCGTGAAGGACGTGACGCGGGTCGCCGAGGGACACGGCCTCCTGAAGGCGGTCCCCGACTACTTCACCCTCGCAGACGACGCTCCTCACTATGGAGCCGGGTCGGCGAGCGCGAAGGCCGAGACCGAGACGAGGTAGGGGATGGCGAACTTCCCACTCCCGTCGACCCTCGCCGTCACGAAGCGCGTCGCGGGATCCGACCCGGCAGCGAACAACGAGGTCACCGACACCGTCCCTGCTGGGAAGTCGTGGCTCCTGCTCGTCGTCAAGCTGACGCTCGTCCAGGGTGCCACGCAGACGCCTCAGCCGATCCTCCAGATCGACGACGGCGCGACGGTCGTCTTCGAGAGCTTCGGGTCGTCGGCCGCGCAGGCGGTCTCGACGACGTGCGTCTACAACTTCGCGTCGGGGTTGACGCTCTCCGGACAGGTCGGCGCGACGACGAACGTCCACGCGACAGCTCCGCTCCCCGAGACGCTCCTACTCGGTCCTGGGTACCGGATCAAGACATCGACGATCGGCATCGGAGCGAACAGCGACTACGGTGCCACTCAGTACCTCGTCTGCGAGCTGGGATGATGCCAGACCCGGCTCGCCTCACCGAAGGGAAGGACTGACCGATGGCAGCAGGCTTCAGCGTCACGACCGGAGCCGCGTTCGCGGTCACTTCCGGTGCGAAGACGATCCTCAACCTCGTCGCCGGCTCGACGAACCCGCCGATCATCACCGAGTTCTCACTCTCGTTCGACGGCGTCACGTCGACCGCGGTCCCGGTGCTCGTCGAGGTCTGCTCGAGCACACAGGCGACCGCTGGCACTCCCGGCACCATCGGCACCGTCAAGCAGGTGCGCGGCTACCCCTCGTGGACGCCGATCACCGCTCCCGCGGGACAGTACACCGCGGAGCCGACGGTGCTCACACCGATCCGCCAGTGGAACATCCCAGCGTTTATGGGGATGGCGGACTTCCAGCTACCGCTCGGCCGCGAGCTGATCGGGTTGATCACCGCGTCGACGGACATGAAGGGGATCGCGTTCCGCGTCTCCGCACCCGCCGCTGTCAACGCTCGCGGTTACTGCGAGTGGGAAGAGTAGGAGGAGAGATGACGTTCACATTGACGTGGGAGGACCGCCTCCCGGCACTCACTGCTGGAGCGGAGGGTCCGCGGCGGTTCGCGACCTACAACTCGCTCGCGGAGGCGCTCGCGCAGGCGCACAACGACGATGGTCTCGAGGTCTACGAGATCCGCGACGACGAGTCGGGAGAGGTCGCCGCCGGGAAGAAGGCGATCGCGGACTACTCGAAGGCTCGGGAGGAGCACGCCGCCGCGCTCGCGGAGGCGATCGAGAAGGCGCACGCCGCGCACGACGCGGCCGTGGCGAAGCTGGCGTAGGCGATGAGTCAGAACCGCTGGGTCGAAGCGATCCAGTACGAGACGCAGGCGTGCACCGCCGTCGCGAACACGACGACGGAGACGCTGCTCGCTCCGAACCTCGTGCTGCCGTATCGGTACCTCCGTCTGACTCGTGCGATCCGGATCCGGGCGTGGGGTCAGTTCTCGACGACGGCGACGCCGACGATGACGTTCAAGGTCCATCTCGGGTCGGCGGGAACGAACGCCGACGGCGTCGTCTGCGCGTCGAGCGCGATCACGACTGTGTCGGGTGCTTCGAACCTGATCTGGAAGCTCGAGGTCGACATCGCGGTCCGCGCGGAGACGCTCGGTGCCACCTCAGCGAACGTGATGGGGATCGGGGAGCTGCTCGTCACCGACGCGGCGACGAACACGAAGGTGCCTCAGATGATGCCGGCGTCGGCTCCCGCTGTCTCGGGTGGCTACAACGTCGAGGCGCTACAGAACCTCGGCCTCTACCTGACATGGTCCGCGGCGTCTGCTTCGAATACCGCGCAGACGCATCTCTACACAGTGGAGAGTCTCACCTGAGTGGCCATCGGCACCCCGTACGCGGCGGCGACGACCGTCACGAGCACGGCGACGTCGAACAACGACACGATCACGACGACGGCGGACGTGCCGCAGGGCGACACGCTGTTCATCTTCGTCTCGACTCGGCTCGCGACGGAGACGCTGATCACGAGCATCACGGGAGCACCCGCCTGGGTTCTTCCTGACTTCGGTATCGTCAGTCCGACGGGTGGCTATAACGGCCGCGCGACCATCTGCCGGCTCTACGCCGCGAGCGGTACGATTCCGAACGGGACGGTGCTGACCGTCAACTACAACCAGTCGCCGACGCGGCACCAGCTCTCCGCGTTCGGCGTCAGCGGCGTCGCGAACGAGACGCCGGAGCTGTCGCGGATCACCAACTTCGGCTTCGGCGGCGGGTCGCCGATGTCGCTCTCGACCTACGGGAAGTCCGGTGACCTCGCGATCAGCATCATCAGCCACGTCGGTTCGGGAGCGAGCAGCGATTCGGCTACGCCGACGAGTGGCTTCACCGAGTACCAGGACGGTCCGTCGAACGCGACTACGCCGTTCCTCCACCAGTACGTCGAGTACCAGATCCTCGGCTCGACCGGCACCGTCACGTCGAGTCCGACGTTCGTATCCGACACCGGGAACATCCTCGGCGTCTTCGCGACGTTCCGAGAGGCACCCGCGCTGTTCCGTTCGACGCTGTTCGACGAGGCTGGCGACGACTACCTGACCGCCGGACCCTACTCCGACGGTCCGCTCGCGTTCTTCGAGGACCGGAACTTCTCGGCTCCGCCGGCAGTCGCCGCTCCGACCGCGACGCCGCAGAACCCACTGATCGTACGGCAGGCGTTGAACCGAGGAGCGTCGTTCTAGATGCGGCACGGACGAGCGTTCCCGATCCAGCCGATCCTCATCGGCCGACAAGCGTTGGCGGCTCCACCGCCGACGGTCGTCACGCCTCTCCCAGCCGCTCGAGTAGTCGCCGGCCGGCCGCGGCGGCGACTGCCGGGAGAGGTCATCGTTCTACGCCCGCCTGCGCTCGCAGCGTACCAGGGTAGGGTCAGTACCCCACTCATCATCGGCACGGCCGACACGTCGCGTCCAGCGCGGCCGAAGATCCTACGACTCGACGCGACCCGAGGAGTCGTCCAACCTCTCGGACCGTATCCGCCGATCCCGTTCGTTCTGCGTGCGCGGCCGCGGCCGGCGAGGCGGACGGCGTCGATCATGCTCCGCGTCAACTTCGCTCCGATCGTCGCGGCCGCGAACCCGCCGCGGACGACGTGGGTCATCGCCGCGGCTCCGAGACGGAGGCAGCCGCCGGCGACGCAGACGATCAAGATGCGTGGCGTCGTCCAGCCGCTCGGACCGTACCCGGCTCGGACCTCGTGGGTCCTCGCCCAGCGCTTCGCGAGGCCGCGCACAACTCCCGTACAGCGGACGCGGGTTCCTGTTGATACAACGACGCCGACAGTGCCTCCGACGCCTACGATCCGGTTTGTGCGCGTCGCCGCGGTGCCGCAGGCTCGGCGGTACAGGTCGCCGGCCGCGCGGCTCGAGTTCCCGACCGCGACACCGACTCGTCCGTTCCTGCTCCGCGCGGCACCGCCGCGGCGGCGACCCGGCAGAGTCGTCATCGCCGGCCGTCCTCCGGAGCAGGTACCGACGCTCCCGCGGCGGGTCATCATCCGCCTCGCACTCTCGCGACCGGGTCGGCGACTGCTCCGCGTCCTCGGGATCGACGCGCAGCGGTTCGCGGCTCCGCCTCCACTCTTCGTCGGCGACAGCGGCGTGCCGGGACCACTGTTCGGTTCGGGACAGGTCGGCGGGACCGGCCGCGGCTCTGTCGGCGGAGCCGGCTCCAGCGACACCGGAGGCTATGGTAGGGGAGCGACCGGCGGGTTCGGTCAAGGCGACACGGGAGGCACGGCGCGGTGAACATCCTCTACCTCGCGGGACATGAGAACGAGCCGGTACAGCAGACGCTCTACAAAGCCGACGGCTCGGTCTTCGACCTGACGGGGTACACGCCGAGCTTCATCCTCCGGCTCGAGTTCGACGCCGCGAACGCGTTCTCCGCGTCGGGGGCTGGGCATGTCGACGTCGTCGGTCCCGCGGTGAACGGGACGGTGCTCTACACACCATCCGACGGAGAGTACACGGGTGCCGGCATGGTCGTCGGAATCTATCTCGGGTTCTGGGTGGCGACGCAGACGGGTCGGACGAAGCACTTCGACGCCGGCCGATTTGAGGTTCGGAAAGGGTTTTAGCGGATGCTCCTTGCAACCACCACACGGAGGCACGGATGCCAGTGACACTCAGCTCGACCGCACTCACCACGGTCGAATCCGTGAAGCGAGCCGGTGGGAAGTCAGACATCGAGTCGGACCAGGACCAGGCGATCGTGGTGTTCATCAACGTCGTCAGCGACCTCGTCGCTCAGTACACGAACCGGGAGATCAAGCCGAACCCCGACTACTCGTCGGCGCGGATCTTCGAACTCGACTCTCGGTTCCTGCCGTTCGGAGCGTTCGGGATGGACCTCCAGTCGGCCTCGGAGGTCGCGCTCGACCCGGACCTCGGAGCCGGCGTCCCGCTCGCCTCGACGCTGTACCGGTTCGGTCCGACGACGAAGCGGCACGGAGTCTACGGGTGGCTCCGATTCCAGACGGACTATTCGTGGAGGCACGGGTGGGGTACGCCTCGGCAGGTCAGGATCACCGGGACGTGGGGATGGCCGAGCGTGCCGGCGTGGCTCGCGGGACTCGTCGACGTCACCGTGCTTGAGTGGCTCCAGCGGAACCAGGAGGTCTTCGCGACGACGTTCAACCTCGACACGAACCGCCTCGACGTCCCACAGGAGTTGCCGAGCCAGGTCCGCTCCGCGTTGAAGCGTATCCAGCGTCCCGCTCTGCTACCGGTCGGATGAGCGACCTTATCGACTTCCACACGATCGACCTGACGTCGCCGGCGATCGAACGGTTCGCCGAGATCTACGTCTCGCGGTCGCTTCCCGCGGCCGGCAGGGAGACGGGTAAGATCATCGCGGAGCGCGTCCGGTCACGAGCACCGGTCGGCGTGACGGGGTACCTGAGCACGAAGGGGATCCGTCCCGGCAGGGTGAAGGTCACCGCGTCCGTCGGGTTCGAAGAGAAGATCGGGTTGTCGAAGCAAGGCTTCTACGGCCGGTTCCAGAACGATGGGTGGAAGTTCCACCCGGAGGGTCTCCACTTCTTCGAGGCGGAGGAACCGGACTCCGAGGTCGTCGGGTACGAGGTGCTCGACAAGCACACGCGGTCGGCGCTCGCGGAGTCGGGGCTCCTCATCTGATGCCGGGTCCCGACTTTGACCAGCTCGCCTCGGGGATCGCCGCGGTGCTGAGTCAGACGCGAGGATCGCCGGCGGTGCGTCGCGTCTTCGACCATGAGCCGTCGCCGTCGATCAACTATGGCCTCCTGCCGTTCGCGACGGTCTTCCTCGGACCGATCAACCGGCCGACGGTGAACCAGCCACGCGGCGAGATCACGAACCGGTACTTCACGACGACGAACTGGTCGGTCCGCATCTACCTACGCCTCACCGATGGACAGAAGGCGCAAGCCGAGTACCGTTCGCACGCGCGGTCGCTGCTCGACGCGTTCGACACCTACCGGACGTTGAACGCTCCGCCAGGCAACGTGCCGATCTGTCAGGACTCCGCGTGCTCGCACATCGATCACGCGGTGATGGGAGACCAGCGGAAACCGGTCTTCGTACTGATAGCTTCCGTAGAGACGTTCACGATCGCGTGAGAGGAGCCTGACCATGTCGAAGGTGATCGCACCAGACCCGGACACCGTCGCGACGCGCGAGCCGCAGGAGGTCGCCGGCTGGGGAGTCTTCCCCGTGCCGCTCGACGGCTCGGGGCGCACCGAGGCGGAGTGGCGGGAAGCGATCAAGGAGCACAACCTTCCGCTCGTCGT